ATCCATTAAAAGAAAAACGATTCTAGGTTTACAGTTTTTTCGACAGACCACCCAATAGCATCAAGAATGGACTTGAGGGGCTCTACAAAACTCTTTTCAAATTGTAGGTCATAGTCGATATACTTGTCAAGACCAAGTTCTGTCGGAAAGTCTTGAATGAAGGAGATAATATTCTCCTGAATGATATTTGGTTTTTTCAAATAGAGAAACTTAATCTTTTCCCCATTACCGATAAGTGAGTATTTATTGGTCAGTTTTTTCTCCTTCACATAGTGATTAAACAGAAGTGCCCCACGACAATGAATGGGTGTGCCCTTCACATAAATGTCAGAAGATGACTGATATTTACGAATATCTGAGGCAGTTCTTGGAAAAGCAATATCTTCTGGCGGAAGTGCTTTAAACTCTGAGCGACACTTATCAATGAAGTCAATCACCTCATCTTCAGTGCCATTCATCATCAGTTTAAGACCATCCTTAATCATCTGACGACAGGGAGCAGGAGTAGAAGACTTCACTGCCTCAATGCCCATCATCTTCAGTTTAGGGTCATCATAACGCACACCCTCGCTGTCCCACACGTTGAGAATATATCGCTTCTTGGCGGTCCAGATGCCACGCTCAGCGATATTCTCACGCTTCATTTGCATCTTCTGGTCATACGCAGAAACGTAATCCGCAAGCTCCTGATAACAGGATTCGATGAACGGTTCAAACTGCTCTCTACAGATTTTATCCAATAGGTCAACAACCTTGCCCGTATCGTCAGTTTTATTACTAAGAAATTTAGTAACAAGAGGTCCAAGATTAAGATAGATTGAATCGGTGTCAGATGCAACGACGTAATCCTCTCCTTCAGTTTTTAAAATCTTATTTAGAAATCCATTCATTTTGTTCTCAATCCAGCGGATTGAGACTTGTCCAGAGAGGGTGATTGCTTCTGCGTTAGCAAGTTTATAGTAACGAAAGTATTGATTACCAATAGCACCATAGGCAGAATTAAGTTGGATCTTACGTGCCATCTGGATGTTATTGCATCGTGAAATTTCTTTAACAGCATTGGTCCTCAATCTCCTCAATTCTTTATCAGAAAGGTCTTTATACTTACTATTACTGGAAACAACTACATCTTCTTGATGCTCTTCTTTGTTACCGCCAATCAGATAACCCATTACAAAATACCCCTACGCTTCATTTCTTCTTCAATGTCAACCAACTCTTGCTTAGTAGCAAGCATCTTCTTCTTATAGATTGTGCGGTCTTTGTAAATCTTTTCCATCAACTCTGGAAGGAATCCACGAGTGTCTTTGCGATACATAGCACCATTGGCACAGACCGCATTGTCTTTATACATCTCAAATGTGATTTCCTGATTCAGGATTTTCTCAACAGTCGCGCTGGGATGTCTTTCCTCACAGAGGGTCTCTGGGGAGATGTTGTACTGCATAATAAGATGGGGATAAAGACTATTGAGGTCAAAACTAACCACCCAATCATACACGCCAGGAATCGGTTCTTTAACATAAGCACCAGCATACTTGGAATCCTTATCAGAACGCTCTTTCGGAGGAATGACAATATTCCTCTTCTTTAGATAGTTATAAATGATCGTATCCCACATACGGACTTGTGAAGAAACATCAGCATAGTTTGCCTTAGCGTCATATGCCATTGTGATTGCCAACTCAATCAGTTTCATCTTGTCTTCCAAGCGGTCAACAAGTTCCACGTCAATGATGTTGTATTCTACAAACTTCTGCCAACCATTTGTATAGAAGTCCTTGAAGGTATCAAACTCACTGTGGTCCAGTTTCTTCTGACCCAATTCCACCTTAGCAATATAATCAAGACGATATGACTCTTGGTTTGTGTAGGTAAACTTCTTATAAAGATTCAGATAATCGAGTTGAGTAATACCACCAACATCATAGGCGATGTTCTTACGACCAGAAATATAAACTTCTCTCTCAGTTACAAGTCCCCAAGGAGACAAACGCTTCATTAGTTTCTCACCAAGCACCCTATCAATACGCCGCACAAGATACGGAATATCATACAACTCACTATTCCAACCAGTCACAACTTCAGGAGAATTTTCCTCAACCATCCACCAGTTGATAAAGTCTGTTAGCAAATCATACTCAGTCTTGAAACCTTTGTAGATTACATTCTGCTGATTATTGTTAAAAGGTCCTTTGCCCCAAGTGCGAATTTGTTTGGTTGCATAGTCCTGCACAGTGATAAGCAAGACTTCCTCAGCAGCAGATTCTACATCTGGGAATCCATTCTCAGATTTGACCTCAATATCAATAGTTACAAGTTTGATCTTGCTCATGTCAAACTTGATTTCTTCTTCAGAATACTTATCAGAAATATATTGATAGATATACCTATCGTTCCCGTAGATCTTAAAGTTCTCTACGCCATCATACTTTTTGATAAATTCTCTACAGTCCCTTACAGTCCCAGGTCGAATTGCCTCAACACATTCACCCTGAAGAGTCTTGTACCTGGTTTCTTTTTTAGAGGGCACAAAAAGAGTCGGAGAAAACTTTTCTCGGATCATGAAATGTTGTCCATTTTCATAACCCCTAACGAGAAAATGATCTCCGACCATTTGAACGTTGGTATAAAATCGCATTACGAAATCAAGTTAAAGAAGTCAGTTTGAGATACTGGTCGATAATTTCTTGTGTCGGTTCGACCACTGTTAGGATGTCTTCTGAGCGCAATCTCAATTCATTTTGACCAGAAACCTCTGGCCAAGGAACCAAGTTGCCATCAACATATTCATACGGTTTAATGATCTTGCAGTCGGGTTCTCCCAATTCTACTTCAAGTTCAACAACTTCGCAGATAACGACGTTATCAACCTTCAGCAGGAGTGCTTTGATCGTCTTGTTCGGTGAAGGCATTTAATCGATCCTCATACATTTGTTTAACAGATTCAAGTGGTTCTACAACCGTTACTACCCAATCGGGTTTGATGGGAACTGCTTTGTCTGATGTCAAAAGAATCCATGGAGACATTGTAATCTCAACAGTAGAATCGTTCGAATCAAACGTAGGTTCTTCAGTAAGAAGAATGCTTTTTTGTGTAGAAATAGTAAACGGATTATTCAGAAGATAACCAACGATTTTACCTTCTTCTTCTCCGTAAAGAAGTTCTTTAGCATCGGAGATAACGGTCTCTCCAGACTTCAATAGAATTAATTTTACAGACATTGTTCCTGGGTTTCCTCTCAGTATTATAGCAATAAAAAAGAGGGGCGTCAACTGGATTTTGCCAGTTGCCCCTCGTGGCGTAGCGCCGACGATATTCAGTTTTATTTATTCAATTTTCAGGATGTATTATGAAATAACGGGCGATAGGATCGCCCAACTAAAAAGAGAAGATACAGTTCCTAGTAAAAGAGTGGCGGTGGTAAAGTTCATAATCCGTCCTCCAAGTTACATAATTATATAGCAATTATGTATCATGTTGATACAAAAGTCTGTCACAACCGCTACTGATCCCTACTTAATTGTATGGATTTAAAGATAATCTTTACGTTTATGATGGTCTGGAACGATCTTTGCGAGATCGATTGTCAGTAACCCATCTTCAAAAGTAACTGATCTAACTTCCGTTTCGTCACTGAGGGTCCATGATCGTGTGAAACTTCTCTGAGCCATTCCTCTATGTAAATAATCTCGGTCGGACTCAGTGTCTGCCTTTTGTCCTTCGACAAAAAGCTTTCCGTCTTGGGTGTAGACATTGATTTCTTCCTTTTTAAATCCTGCGAGTGCTAACTCAAGCAGAGACTCAACATTGCTGACTTGAATTAGGTTGTATGGCGGATAGTTACTTGTCGTCTCATGTAAGGTGCCCAGACGATCGAAGTAATCTTCCATTCCAATACTGTACCTATTTATACGGTCTAGCAGGGAAGAAAGGTCGGCAGCGCGATATTTCGTAATATTTACCATGATGGTAGCTCCTTTAAAAGCGAGTTTGTGTTGTGTGGACCCGTTCGGCATCCACTACTAATTATACAAGAAACACAAA